CCATCTACCATTGCCTATGGTCATGGTGAGTGTGCCAGATACTGGTACCTCGCATTCGAGGGCGGTACGTTCCAGGATCATGCCGATGCATTCGCTGGTGCCAATATGACTAATGGAACTAAGTCACATGAGAGAATCCAGGAAGCTATCGAAGCGTCTGGAATCATGATTGACTCCGAGTTTAAGATCACTTATGATGACCCACCCATCTTTGGTTACGGCGACGTGCTGCTTAACTGGAATGGTGAAGAGCTGCTGGGAGAGATTAAGACTGCCATGCAAGAGGGGTTCGAGTATCGCAAGAAGACTCGCAAACCAAAGCTCGGTCACGTCATCCAGGTTCTGATTTACATGAAGATTCTTAAAAAGACTAAGGCTGTTCTAATATATGAAAACAAGAACAACCATGAACTATTGGCAATCCCAGTAGTCCTGACAGAGGGCTACAAGAAATGGATTGATAATGCTTTTGATTGGATGAGAGAAGTTCGTAAGGCGTGGGAGAATAAGACCATGCCCGAAAAGAACTACCGATCAAATTCTAAGATATGCAAGACATGCCCTTTGGCAGAAGTCTGTGCGAGTGCGGGGACGGGAGAGATCAAGATGAAAGCCCTGGAGCCCCTCAGTGAAGACATGTCAATGGTGTAGCGAAGCTTTTGAGCCAAACGTAAAGTATCAGATTTATTGCACTCCCGAATGCAGGGAAGAGGCAACTAAAGAGAAGATAGCAGAACGATATGCTATTACTCGTCGTAATAAACTAATTAATAAAGATCGCAGATGCAAATCCTGTAACGGAAAGCTGTCTGCCTATAACGATGAAAACCTGTGCCAAGCCTGCCTCGTTAACCCGTCAGAGGTAGCAAAGGCTCTCAGAGATATCAAGGGTATCGCCAATGGTAAAACTGAGCTCAATTAATCCGCAGCCCCAGAGAATATGTGCTATTGATGCCAGCACCAATAGCCTAGCTTTTGCAATCTTTGACGGAGAAGATCTTGAGGCTGTAGGCAAGATAGAGTTTGTTGGTGCTAACACATATGCAAAAGTTAAGGATGCGGCAAGGAAGACTGCAGCATTCTTTCAGCAATACGGAGTCCCTGAGGCCGTGGTTATTGAGCACACAGTATTTATGAATAGTCCGAAGACAGCTGCAGACCTGGCCCTGGTCCAAGGAGCATTGCTCGGTGCCCTGGGGGTATCTGGATCTAAGATCATTAGGTCTATTAACCCAATTGCTTGGCAAACATTTATTGGTAACGGCAGGCTAACACATGCCGAGAAAGCTAGCATTAGGACTGGTAGCCCAGAAAAAAGCGACTCCTGGTATAAAAATAAAGAGCGTGAATTTCGCAAGCAACGAACTATTAAGTTTGTTAACACTATGTATGACAAATCTATTAGTGATAATGATGTTGCAGATGCGGTTGGAATTGGTCACTATGCTGTAAGCAATTGGCAAAAGCTGGGTTGACACAAAGAGAAGGATGGTGTAGAATTTACCAATGGGAAAGTTGTATCAGAATGAAGCATGGCTTCGTAAACGTTATCACGTAGACAAGAAGACTCCTCAGGAGATCGCTAAGGAGTGCGGGGTAACTGATAAAACTATCTACACACATCTAGATAAGTTTAAGTTAAGGAAAAAATGAGGGTAGTCAGGCACTTCATTAAAGTTGCCATGTGGCAGTTTAAGAGGATTACCTGCAAGCATAATGTTGCAGGAGAAGCGTCATGTCCATTTACTGGGCTGACATACGTTACATGTAACAATTGCGGTAAGCGGATAGGGGCGTATAGAACCAATGAGCAGGGAAACTGAAAAAGCAATAACAGACGTAATGTCTGACATAGCAGCAATGCTAATTGAAAAGAATAGGGCTTATGGAGACTCTGCCCTCGATCCAGTTAGGGTGTTCTCTAAGCAGGATAACATAGAGCAGCTCTACGTACGCATTGACGACAAGCTATCTCGAATTAAGCGGGGGTATGAATACCCTGGGGATGATACAATATTTGACCTAGTTGGATACCTTGTGTTATTGTTAATAGCAAAAGAAAGAAACGCTAAGTCTTGACAACCTGGCTTGCATGCTGTATAATAAATATACGTTAAAAAATAAAGGAGCACAATGCCTCGTCGTAACAGAGTCCCAGCAAAGCCAAGCCCGTTTACTATGGAGCCTTACATGGAAGCCAATGGCTTTCCCATTAATGCTGGCGACATCATTAAGATCAAGGGTGAGTACGGAACTAAGTTTCAATTCCGAGGCATCACCACGAACACTCTGACAGGTGCTACCTGGGTTGACTGCTTCGAAATCTTTAGGGGCAAGCCACAGCAGTTTCGTGCATTTAAGGAAGACAGGGTGAAGAGAGTGCCACAACGTGGAAAGCGAGCAAAGCGTGTCAGCCAATCCTGAAGACCAAGTGGTCGAACATCTTGATACAGTAAACAAAGTAGTCGGGGAATACCTGAAGGGTAATGACCCTACAAAGATCTCGAAAGAGCTAGCCCTACCTAGAACCAAAGTAACTGCCATGATCAAGGAATGGCAGACCATGGCTGCAGATAACACTGTTATTCGTGCCAGGGCCAAAGAAGCTCTAGCCGCAGCTGACGAACACTACAGCAGGCTAATCTCAAAAGCGTATGAGGTTATCGATGAGGCTACCACTACTGCAGACCTACGCAGCAAGTCGGGCGGCATCAAGCTAGTGATGGACCTGGAGTCTAAGCGTATTGAAATGCTACAGAAGGCTGGCCTCCTAGAGAATAAAGAGCTGGCAGAAGAGATGCTTGAGATTGAGCGTAGGCAGGAGATTCTGATGGGAATTCTTAAAGACATTGCTGCAGAGCACCCAGAGATTAGAGATAAGATAATGACAAAGCTATCAGATGCATCGAAGAAGCTAAACGAGACGGTGACAATAGTCCACAATGTTTGATGATTTTCTAGAAGCACTTGAAGACAGCCCCTTCGTCGAAGAGCCTGTAGATGCGAAGACGTTCGTAGAGGGCGAAGATTACCTAGGCCAGCCACCACTGTCAGATATTCAGTATGACATTGTTCGTGCAATGAGCCAGATATACAAGAAGGAAGATCTGATTAGGCTCCTTGGCGAGAAAGAGGGGGCAGCATATTACAATAAGTATACTAAGAATGAAATTATTCTCCAGCTCGGCAAGGGCAGTGGTAAAGACTTTACCTCAACCGTAGCAGTGTCATACATAGTCTATAAGCTACTGTGTCTTAAGGATCCAGCTAAGTATTTTGGCAAGCCATCTGGTGACGCTATTGATATTATTAACGTTGCTATCAACGCACAACAGGCTAAGAACGTTTTCTTTAAGGGGTTTAAGTCAAAGATTGAAAGGTCACCATGGTTTGCTGGCAAGTACTATGCCAAAATGGACTCCATTGATTTTGATCATTCAATTACCGTTTATTCGGGTCACTCAGAGCGTGAGTCCCATGAGGGCCTAAACCTTTTGGTTGCAGTGCTGGATGAGATTTCGGGTTTTGCCAGTGAGACTGGCAGTGGCAACGAGCAGGGGAAGACAGCCGACAATATCTACAAGGCCTTTCGCGGTACCGTAGACTCCCGATTCCCCGACCTTGGCAAGGTGGTTCTGCTTTCCTTCCCTAGATATCCAGGGGACTTCATATCTACGAAGTATGAGGACTGTATCCTAGAGAAAGACATTGTAACTCGTAATCATAAGTTTATTATTAATCCAGACTTGCCAGAAGATCAAGAGGGCAACTCTATGGAGATTGAGTGGGAAGAAGAGCACATTGTGTCCTACAAGTATCCCAATACTTTTGCACTCAAGCGACCAACCTGGGAGGTAAACCCCACCAGATCCATCGAAGACTTTAAGCTAGCGTTCTACACAGACCCTGGAGACGCTATGATGCGTTTCTTGTGTGTACCAAAGTATGCCTCAGATGCATTCTTTAAGCAGCGTGATAAGGTGCAAGCCTGTATGACTGGACGTAACCCAGTGGATAACTTTAAGAGATTTGACCCTAGCTTTACCCCAGATCCAGACAAGAAGTATTACGTCCACGCAGACCTTGCCCAGAAGCATGACAAGTGTGCAGTGGCGATTGCTCACGTAGAAAAGTGGGTAAACATTCAGGTCGTAAAAGACTACGAGCAGGTCGTACCATTTGTCGTAGTCGATGCTGTAGCCTGGTGGGAGCCACGTATCGAGGGGCCTGTCGATCTGTCAGAGGTTAAGCAATGGATTCAGAACCTACGCAGACTAGGATTCGACATCGGAATGGTATCCTTTGACCGCTGGCAGTCATTCGATATTCAGAACGAGCTCAAGGCCGTGGGCATGAGAACCGAAACTGTTTCCGTAGCTAAGAAGCACTATGAAGACATGGCAATGCTTTTGTATGAAGAGCGTCTAGTCATGCCAGCGATTGATCTTTTGTTCGAAGAGCTGACAGAGCTAAAGATTATGAATAACAATAAGGTGGACCACCCACGCAAAAAGTCTAAGGACCTTGCAGACGCTGTCTGTGGTGCTGTATTTGGTGCCATCTCTCACACTCCAAGGAACCGTAATCAAGAGGTAGAGATTCATACCTTCAGGGATAGGCCGAAGGTTAATGTTGCGGACTTGCCAGACAATGTGATAAACTATAAGCCCAAAGAGATGCCAGACGATGTGAGAGACTACCTAGACCGCTTTGGTCTTGTTTAACACAAAATATTGTGCATTTTTTCAGGGTAGACAGTAGATGTAGTAAAAAAGGAGTGTACAATTGATACCTATTGACATTGTGTACTTCTCAAATTATTCGGGAAATACTAAGAGATTTGTGGAGAGACTAGATGGAAACCGTGGTTATCGTATTGCTATCGATTCTAGGAGTGATAGTGTCATTACAGTTGATCGGGAGTTTGTTCTTTTTGTACCTACTTACGGTGGTGGCGAAGCTAGAACGGCGATCCCCAGACAAGTACGACATTTCTTAAATGTCAAACAAAACCGAGATCTACTCCGCGGAGTGGTTGGTTTTGGTAACACCAATTTTGGTGAACATTTCTGCAAAGCTGCAGAGCTTATTTGTGAAAAGACAGGGGTACCGCTGATCGCAAGAGTAGAAGTATTTGGTACCAACGAAGACGTAGACAAAGTAAAAGAAAGGCTGAACCTACTATATGGACAAGAAGTATAGCTACCATGAGTTGAACGCAATGCTCAACCTCTATGGTGCAGATGGCAAGATTCAATTTGACAAAGACAGAGAAGCGGCAAAGGCATACTTCTTAGATCACGTAAACCAGAACACGGTGTTTTTCCACAGCCTGGAAGAAAAGCTAGAATACCTAGTCGAAGAGGACTACTATGACAAAGATGTGCTAGACCAGTACTCGTTTGAGTTTGTAAAGTCTTTGTTTAAACAAGCATATGATCACAAGTTCCGCTTCCCATCATTCTTGGGTGCCTATAAGTTTTACACCTCGTACGCACTCAAGACCTTTGATGGCGAGCGTTACCTGGAGCGATTTGAAGACCGCGTATGTATGAACGCCTTGATGCTAGCTAAGGGCGACAAGAAGCTCGCCCAGGATCTTGTTGAGGAGATCATCTCTGGTCGCTTTCAGCCAGCCACTCCAACCTTCCTAAACTCAGGTAAGAAGCAGCGCGGCGAGTTTGTCTCCTGTTTCTTGCTTCGCATCGAAGACAACATGGAGTCAATCTCCCGTGGTATTAATTCATCATTGCAGCTTTCCAAGCGCGGCGGTGGCGTGGCCCTGAACCTTACCAACCTCCGTGAGTACGGTGCTCCGATCAAGAAAATTGAGAATCAGTCTTCTGGAGTCATCCCTGTGATGAAACTTCTGGAAGACAGCTTCTCCTATGCCAACCAGCTTGGTGCTCGCCAGGGAGCTGGTGCCGTCTACCTAAACGCACACCACCCAGACATCATGAGGTTCTTGGACACTAAGCGTGAGAACGCTGACGAGAAGATTCGTATTAAGACTCTTAGCCTTGGTGTAGTAGTGCCAGACATTACCTTAGAGCTGGCGAAAGCCAATGAAGATATGTACCTGTTCTCACCATATGATGTCGAGAGAATCTATGGTATCCCGATGTCAGACATCTCAATTACAGAAAAGTATGAAGAGATGGTTGATAATCCAGAGATTCGTAAAAAGAAGATCAGTGCTAGAGACCTGTTCCAGACCATTGCCGAGCTGCAGTTTGAGTCGGGGTATCCGTACATTGTGTATGAAGATACTGTTAATAAGGTCAACCCAATCGAGGGACGAATTAACATGTCAAACCTCTGCTCTGAGATTCTCCAGGTAAATACACCAACCACCTACAATAACGACCTAAGTTATGATACAATTGGTAAAGACATTAGCTGTAACCTAGGTTCACTAAACATTGCCAAGATGATGGAATCTCCAGACTTTGGCAAGAGCGTGGATGTCGCAATCAAAGCACTAACTTCTGTAGCTGACCTTAGCTATATTGACTCTGTCATGTCCATTGCCGAAGGCAATAAGAAGTCGCGTGCTATTGGCTTGGGACAGATGAACTTGCATGGTTACTTTGGAAAAGAAAGAATGCATTATGGAGACGAAGAGTCGATTGACTTTACCAACATCTACTTCTACACGATCCTCTTCCACGCACTTAAGTCGAGTAATCAGACGGCAAAGCAGACGGGTTCGCCGTTCGACAATTTTGAAAACTCAACTTACGCTAGCGGAGAGTTCTTTGAGAAGTATGTTAGCCAAGACTGGCAGCCCAAGACAAAGAAGGTTGCTGCACTATTTAAGAAGAGTGGCATTGACATTCCAACTCGTGCTGACTGGGAAAAGCTAAAGAAGTCAGTCATGAAGCATGGTCTGTACAACCAGAACCTGCAGGCTGTTCCACCGACTGGGTCAATCAGCTATATCAATAATAGTACTAGCTCGATTCACCCAATCGCTTCTAAGATTGAAATTCGTAAGGAAGGAAAGTTGGGACGTGTTTACTATCCAGCCCCACACCTTGACAACGACAACCTGGAATACTTTGAAGACGCCTACGAGATTGGTGCCGAGAAGGTCATCGATGTCTACGCAGCTGCAACCCAGCACGTAGACCAGGGTCTGTCACTAACCTTGTTCTTTAAGGATGAGGCCACAACAAGAGATATCAACCGTGCTCAGATTTACGCATGGAAGAAGGGTATTAAAACAATTTATTACATCCGTATCAGGCAGCAAGCTTTGCAGGGCACTGAGATGGACAACTGCGTAAGCTGCATGCTATAGGAGATATGATGATAACAAGACCAGTAAACTGGAATGCAATTGAAGACCCAGTAGACCTAGACGTTTGGAATAGGCTAACTGCAAACTTTTGGCTACCCGAAAAGGTGCCACTGTCAAATGACATTCCGTCATGGGGCACACTTCGTGACGAAGAAAAGGAGCTCTCTAAGAGAGTTTTTACTGGCCTGACCATGCTGGATACTATCCAGGGGACCGTAGGCTCTATGTCTATCATGCCAGATGCTCGTACTCTGCACGAAGAGGCTGTCATCACCAACATCGCCTTCATGGAATCAGTACACGCTAAGAGCTACTCTTCAGTGTTCTCGACTCTCTGCTCTACAGAGGAAATCGAGGATGCATTTAGGTGGTCCGAGGAAAACGGGTACCTGCAAAAGAAGGCACAGATTGTTTTGGATAGATATAGAGGAGACGATCCGCTAAAGCGTAAGATTGCCTCTACGTTTCTAGAGTCTTTCCTGTTCTACAGCGGATTCTACTGGCCCATGTGGCTGTCTTCCAGGGCAAAGCTAACGAACACTGCTGATCTTATTAGACTTATTATTAGAGACGAAGCAGTGCACGGCTACTACATCGGCTATAAGTTCCAGCTTGCATACAATGAGCTAGACCAGGATGCACAGGAAGAGCTTAAGGATTGGGCATACGGCTTCTTGATGGAGCTCTACGAGAACGAGGTCAAGTATACCCGAGAGCTATATGACGGGGTAGGGCTTACTGAGGACGTAAAGAAATTCCTACACTACAATGCAAACAAGGCACTTATGAACCTTGGATTTGAAGCACTGTTTCCTGCGGATGCAACCGATGTTAACCCCGCTATTCTTTCAGCACTATCCCCCAACGCAGATGAGAACCACGACTTCTTCTCAGGATCTGGCTCCTCATATGTGATTGGAAAACAAGAAGCCACAACTGATGACGACTGGGATTTTTAGTGGTATAATTGGTACAACAGAAAAGGATTTATTGTGCAACGTAGACTAGACTGGGTCCCATCATTTGACCCCCGTAATCAGATGTACGGTATTCGAGGAGTTTTTGGATCCGTACCAGTAGAGCGTAAGGCTAAGTTTTGGGAAGAGGGCACTGTCCTGGACCAGGGCAGCGAGGGTGCTTGCGTCGGCTTCGGCTGGGTGGCAGAACTGATTGCCGAACCCATGGTTCCAGACGAGCAACCATCCCCAGAGTTTGGCAATAAGTTGGCACAATATTTTTATAAGCAAGCCCAACAGATTGATGAATGGCCTGGGGATGACTACAGCGGCACATCGGTTCTCGCTGGTGCCAAGATCATGAAGGAGCACGGCTTTATTGATGAGTATCGCTGGTGCTTTGACATCGATGACATCATTGACGCAGTCGTGTCTCAGGGGCCAGTTGTAATTGGTATTCCTTGGTATAGCGGAATGTACCGTACAAACACTCTTGGTCTCACTGGTCCGACTGGTAACAAGGTTGGTGGCCACTGCATTACTCTTACTGGATATCACCCAGCCAAGATTTTTGGAAGGCAGTCGTTAGAAGTATTTAAGTGGAGAAATTCGTGGGGCAAGGGCTACGGAATAGATGGCTCTGGATATATCAGAGTGTCAGATCTTCGAAAGCTCTTTGAAGAGGGTGGAGAGGCCTGTATCCCTGTCATACGAAAGAAGCCTGTTCTGACATTCCCACCAGTGTCTTCTCGTAAGACTAACTGGCTAATAGAATTGCTGAAAAAGGTTGTTGATTGGTTCTCCTACAGGTTTACCTTGCCAAAATCACTTCGTAAATAATATAATTAAATACAGTGGGGTATAGCTCAGTTGGCAGAGCAGAGAGCTGTTAACTCTAAGGTCGCTGGTTCGAGTCCAGCTACCCCAGCGGATCCCTATCCTAGCATCACTCAACGATATTTCACTGGGTAGGGTTTCCATGGTCTTGTAGCTCAGTTGGTTAGAGTGCCGCCCTGTCACGGCGGAGGTCGCGGGTTCAAGTCCCGTCAGGGTCGCGGGG